GCAAGTAATGACGCTGCTGTTGACACTCACTTAAATACAAGTACTGCAAGTANCAATGAAGTACTAAGTTGGAATGGCAGTGACTATGCGTGGGTTGCACAATCTGGTGGTGGCTCAACATATACGGATTCAGATGCAGTTGACGCAATTCAAGCAGTAAACCTTGATATGGGTACTAACGATATTACAACAACTGGTAAAGTTTATTTCGCAAACGTCTTTCCAGACACAAACTCACTTCCAAGCGCTGCAACGTATCACGGCATGTTTGCTCACGTTCATGCTACTGGTGCAGCATATTTTGCTCACAGCGGTTCATGGGTACAGCTTGCTAATAATTCAGACTTGGGTGGAGGCGGAGGAGGTGGTTCATCTCTACAAACTCGTTCAAGCGCAACAGGTACATCTTCATCTTTGAACAATGACGCCTCTGCAAATATAGAAATTACTGGTTTTAAAGGTTATGCTTTGCTAAAAATCGAAACAGACAGAGCAGCTTGGGTAAGAATTTATACTGATGCCGCGGCTCGTACAGCAGATGTAAGCAGAGTTGAAACATCAGATCCTACGCCAGACTCAGGAGTAATTGCCGAAGTTATTACAACAGGCGCGGAAACAGTAGTTATCTCTCCAGGCACTATCGGGTTTAGTAACGAGAGTACACCTGATACAACAATCCCGGTGAGAGTCACAAACAAATCTGGATCTGCATCAACAGTACAAGTTACCCTAACAGTTCTCCAGCTGGAGGCATAGATGGAAGAACCAAAACAAGAATGGATCGTCACTCTTCATCGTAAAGAGGATTTAGAGGATTTCTATAATGATATGGAAACTCCTGGCGGTAACCTGTACATTCCAGATAGAGAAGTAGAAGTTTCTAAACGCAGAACTATTTCTCGCAATACTCATTATATGCTAACTAGATCGGAGGTTGAACTTGTAANAGCCGATGATAGAGTTTGGGATGTTGAGTTAGCAGAATTGATTGACATTACTACAAGACCGTCATATAAAATAGAAAATGGAGAATTTTCTAAGTCTTGGGCTGGAGATGCAGATGATATTAACTGGGGATTGCTTCGCCAATCAGAATCATCCAATAGATCTGGCTGGGGTGACGGTGGTACTACACAAGTCATTAGTGATTTAACAATTACATCTTCAGGAAAACATGTTGATGTTATTATTGTTGATGGACATATTGATCCAGACCATCCAGAGTTTGCAGTAAACCCAGATGGTAGTGGTGGTTCAAGAGTAGTACAGTATAACTGGTTCCAAAACGATATCGGTTCTGGAACAGGAACCTATCAATATGACCGTTCAGGTTCTTATACAAACGCAATCGACGCTGTTGATAACGATCATGGTTGTCATTGCGGCGGAACAGTAGCAGGTAATACTCAAGGCTGGGCTAGAGATGCTAATGTTTATAATATTAGTCCATATAGTAGCAATCCAAACTGGACTACTCTCGGTTTCAGCTCATCTACTTATTGGGATTATATGAGAGCATGGCACAACGCTAAGCCTATTAATCCTGCAACCGGAAGAAAAAATCCAACAGTAACAAACAACAGTTATGGTTCTGGAATTACTCCCGGCAATAACAACTTTGGTAATGTAACAAGAGTTAATTACCGTGGCATGGATTTCGCTCCTGGCAGAGACTGTACATTAGCAGAATTAAATACTCGTGGCTTTGGTAATGATTCTTTAGTTGACTACGCATTTCCAAATTATTTTACATCAAGACAAGCAGATATTCAAGATGCAATAGATGATGGAATTATTATTGTAGCATCTGCTGGTAATGATTATTGGAAAATTTGTACTCCAACAGATCAAGACTATAATAACGTGTGTTATTTGACATATTTTGGATTTAATTATAGTTTCTACTATAATAGAGGAACTGGATCCGGTGCGGGATACGCTCCTGTAATTGTTGTCGGAGCAACAAGCAATGATAGTAATGAAGATAAAGCTTCATTTAGTAACTGCGGAGATCAAGTAGACGTTTACGGTGCAGGAGAAGCAATTCAAAGTAGCATACATACACCGTCAGGCCAAGTTGGTAGTTCAAGAACAGATCCTAGAGACAGCAATTATTATCTAGGAAAATATCAAGGTACGAGTATGTCTGGGCCGCAGATAGCAGGTATTCTAGCTTTGTTGGCAGAATCATGGCCAAACATGACACAAGCTGAAGCACACGCATGGATTATCAATAATGCAAACGAAAATCAAATGTTTGATTCCGGAGCTGATGATCCAACAGATTGGCAAAGTTTAAGAGGTGGTGCAAATCTTTTTGCTCGTTGGATTAATCAAAGACCAGAAAGTGGCACCAGTTACCCACAGAAAAATTTTAGACCTAGAGCTTCTTCAGGAAGAGTCTATCCACGTCCTAGAATCAGAAGAAGAGGCTAGAAATGTTTATAAATATTGTAAAACAGCGAGATTGATATGGGCGAAGTAGTAACCACAAGATTAAAAGCTGACAATTTACGTCTATTTGATAAAGAAGTCAGAGATAATAATTTATATGTTTTTGTTTCGGCAGTAACAACCGAGACAAACACTCGCTTGAGCGCTGTTAACTCTATTCAAAATAAGAATTTATTTTTAGAAAAAACACTGTTTGGCAAAAAGATCTTTCCAGGCGATGTTCGTTATATGATTAAGTACCATGCTTGGCAAAAAGATCAGGTATATGTGCAATATGATGATACTGTAGATCTAGAAGATAAAAAGTTTTATGCTGTAGTCGGCCCAAACAATAACGACACCGGAGACTATAGAGTCTATAAGTGTTTGTTTAACAACTTTGAATCTCCATCGTTGAATCCACCCAACTACAACTCACAGACAGAAAACCAAATCTACAGAACTGCAGACAAATATGTCTGGAAGTTTATGTTCGTGATTTCTGAATCTGATTTTGAAGCTTACAATGCTTCTGGTTATGTTCCGCTTATTGGTATTACAGATTCAGATCCTTTAGCGAATACTCAGGTAGAAGTTTCGGGTTCTTCTGTTAGTGATATCTTTGTAACAAATCCAATCGAGAATGCTGGGTATCCTTTTGTGTCTGGTATATTTGCATCCTCTCCTCCAAATAATAGTGAGGTAAGAGTAAGATCAGCAAATCTAAGTCAGACAGCTGGTTACTATGTGGGAATGTCGATATATTGTACAGATCCCGGTGGTGTATCACGCTTGTACAAGATTTCTGATTATCAATATATTTCCCAGTCTTCGGACGGACAAGCTGTTGGCAGAGTCACAATAAGCGATGGTGATTTTCTCTCAGCAGTAGGTGGAGGAAACTTTGCGCCAAACTCATCGTTCTCTATTCAGCCTCAGGTTGAAATAAAAGGAGATGGAACGGGTGCCGCGGCAAAGGCAAATGTTGTCGGAGGAAATATTTCTTCAGTTACTATTCTAGATTTTGGTAGTGGATATCACCAACTTGCAGCAGAGATCAAGGATCCTCTTTTTGAGTTTGATCCTGGCGCAGCTGGATCTACAGACGTTCGTTGTTTGCTTAGACCAGTTCTTTCTCCAATTGGAGGACACGGTTTTGATTTGATTGATGAGATGCACTGCAAACATATTTTGCTTTATGCTTATGTTACAGAAACAGATAACAATCAAATCGGCGCAACAAATACTTTCTCATATATTGGTATTGTAAAAAATCCAGAGTTTAGAAATGCAAATAACGATGTACTTGCAGCAAATAGTACACCGGAAATTTTCGATAATAGAATCGCAATAACAACCGATGGTTATAATCTCGTTAATCAAAATGATATTATAACTCAGACAAACTTGAATAACGACATTGTATTTACTGCAAAGGTCCATGAAGTAAATGAAGCTTCAAATACTATTTTCTTGTCAGAATATATGGGACCTTATGTTAACTCTGTAAATAACGATATTTCACTAGATTACACCAAGAAATTTGTTATTCCGACCGGACAGAAAATCGCCATAAATACACCAGAGGCAAATAATGTTATAGAATCTTCATATACTCAAAGATCAGGTTTAGTATATTTTATGGAAGACTTTATTGCGTTCGAAAGAACAGCAGCCTCCAGAGAAGAATACAAACTAGTTCTAGAATTTTAAGGAAACCAGTAGATGCCTATTAATACAGATCTAAATATATCACCATATTTTGATGATTTTGATTTAGAAAAACAATTTTATAAGATCTTGTTTAAACCTGCTTACGCAGTTCAGGCTCGTGAGTTGACGCAGCTTCAAACAATCCTTCAAAATCAGGTGGAGCAGTTTGGCGATAATGTTTACAAAGAAGGTAGCATTATTAAAGGTTGTAACTTTACAGAACTAAATGATCTAAAGTTCGTAAAAATAAACAACCCAGATAATTTTGATATCCAAACTTATAGACCAACACAGGAGGTGGCTGATGACCTCGCTGGTGACCCTACAGTTGACGTTGTGTATGAACTTGAAGGCCAAACTAACGGCCTTGTGGCGAACATTATTTGGTCGGAAAGAGGCTTTGAAACAAGACCTCCTAATCTAAATACATTCTTTATCTCGTATAACAACGCTGTAGATACCGCAACAAACACGCCTATTAAAACATTTATTGCTGGTGAAGTTTTAACACTTACAAAGAAAAGATATAATGGTTCTGTTCTTGTTGATACAACAGTTCTAACAAACGTAGCTGGTTTAAGTGTTACGAATAAACCTACACCTGTTGGTGATGCTTTTGGTTTGCAATCAGCTTCTGGTGTTATCTTCCAAAAAGGTTACTTCCTCTTTGCCGACGAGCAAACTCTT